AAAGTTTCATTGTTCCGCCACACGCAGGACAACCGTGATTTTTGTTAATGTCGCCAAAGGTTATTCTCCAATAATGATTGCATTTTTTACATATTGCGTCCAATTTAACGCTGGCGCGTGAATATTCATTAGAAACAATAATGATTCCATGTGCAAGCGCGAATTTTTTGACATATTCTAATGAGTGTCTGCGTTTAAGTGCACTGGCTTTAATGCCACATGACGTGCACAGTGGATTATGCAAAGCGTCGATATATGATTTGTGTCTCACTTGCCCACAAACACATAAAATCTTTAGTTTCGAGAAACAGTTAATATATTCTTTAGATATTAATGTTACGCCAACATCTTCCAATCTCTTTTTAACTTCATCATATGTAAGTTTTCTTGGCATTTTCTCTCCCTTTTACAATATATTACCAATGGTAACTGCTAATGCCGCACTACCGCTTTGCCCCGAAATTGATCCTGCTATGCTATAAGAACTGCCTATCAGGCGCACTAATCCCACTTGCAGTAGTGGATTAGCAGAGGCCAAGGCACCTGAACCAACGAAATCGCAACCAGAGATTTTAATGCGAGGTATAGCATCGAAACAAATATTACTTTCCAAATTGCTAAAATCAGAAATAGGGATTGAGATGACGTAGTTCTCGCAGACATCAGGCACGACAAAAACCGTCGTATCAATTGTCTTCACTCTCACATATTGTTCTACTATGGTCGTCGGTACATGATGAGGTTTCCACGATCCACTCTCAAAATAAGTAGAATCAAACTGTAAGCCCGTCATAACGCTTAACCCAACATAGATTTTAGTTTCTCCGCTCGTACCAAATAAACCGCCGTCGGTCGCCCCATAATTTACCTGCAAAAATATATTAAGATGTGTTTGCCCACTTGATTGGAATAAGCTCGTACCATAAGCATCGGAATCAGTTATTTCCCAGCGTCGAGTTGTGATAGCCGTGTCTCCTCCGATAAAACCCGGATCGTCCAAAAAAGCCAAATCTGTATTATCAGTCAGAGTTATCTCTCCTATATAATCTCCATATGCATCATTACTATTGGCCAAGGTAAATCCCCAATTCGCCCCCAGTACAGAAAGATTATCTATGCGCCGATTTAATCTATTCTCCGTGTCGTGCAACCTTTTGTCAATCTTATTTACCATCAAACGCCGATCTGTAAAGGTTCCCACCAAAGCAGTAGCAGTAGTTCCAAAATCAGCAATAACCGCCACACTACGCAGATCTCCATAAGAGTCCCCGATAATAAGCTCATCGGCATTATATCCGCCAGTGTCTATATCTACGGTCTTGTAGTCTCCATCCTCGTCCAACAGCAACAATCTCTTATCGCCAGTAAAACTATCGATCGTGACATTTTTAGTCTTTACATCCACCAACTTGCCCTCTATTAACGCCCGACCACCACGAACTCTTATCACAGTGGAAGTGTTGCTTATTACATCAAACCCTCTTATTATGCCATTATTTCTCAACTCGCTCAACGCTTCATCTAATGGAACACGAACCAATCTGTCCTGATATTGATTTTCTACTGTTCCGCCTATTTTTCGTTTATCTATCGCATATTTCAACAAAGTACTGCCGAAATTGCCGGAATAATGAACAGAGGATAAGTGCAACCTATCATCAGTCCCAGAAAAAGCACTTACTGTCAAAGTATGAGTAGCAGTTCCGGCAGGCGATCCGGTAACTTCCAACAGAGCACTATTAACATTATCTGGGGCATAGACTTGCAATTCCCCCGTAAAATCAGTGGGAATATTTACAGCAGTTCCAGATTCGGTGCTGTCTATAAAAACTACATATTCAGAATCAGTCACTCTCCATTGAATAACGCTGGCAGGAAAATCGGGGGAGAGTGACTTAATATCCACATTGGAGTGCGTGTTGTATGATGCTTTGGTAGATTTGGTAATTATTCCATATCCGTCTGCATCATGTTCGACAAAAATATCGTAAACCTGTCCTTGCGCGTTATCCTCGAAACTTGCCGAATCTGCTACTACTTCTAAATCAAACTCTCCTTGTGTTACATCGGCATTGAGATAAAACGCAGAGTTTCCAGCATAACCAATAATGTAGTATGTGCCATTGTTTGAGTCCGTGTCGTGGTTTGTTATGTTGCATAAGTATAATCCTTCATTGCCAATTGTAAATCCATATGCTTCTAGGTTTTCAAGTCCGGGGGAGACAAGATTAAGATCAACAGCAGTAGAGTGATCGTAACGAATTTTAATAAGTGATTTAAGATCATCTATTCTATTTCCGCCAATATAAGCAGAACAATATCCGTCAGCAAAATTATATTCTGTGTCGGCGTAACTGGAAAAGCCTAATGCAGTGTGGGCAGAGTTGGTGGGGGTACTTAGAACTTCTATTGTATTCTCCCACCCAGGAATATTATGTGCAACGATTAATTTGCCATTCACGTTATATGCACTTGCGGGATAATGGTTTGTGTTAGAGTGTAAAGTGGAATTGATCGTTTCTACCACTTCATCCGTACTATCTGTGGGCATAATAGCACTCAAATCTATATCGACATAAGACAAACCTAAACCATGGGCGTGTATTCGTAAAGTATCCGCGGTGGTTGTATCGAGTGCCCCGAAGTCTATTCTATCGCCCTGTAATCTGGCAGTATTGGGGCGCATAACTTGTAGAATATTATTAGCCAGGGTTGTGTTTGTCTGGTAAATAGTGCTGGCCAAGGTAGATTCGTTAAGATTAGCAGAATCAGTTTCCGCTCTACGATTAATCATTATGGCATTATCGTGTGCCCTGTCTGAATGTTTGACTGTATCTGGATCGGCATATGAAAGTTCTTGTAGCGCCTCTTGAACATTGGTGGCTGAAACATTATTGAAACTATCTGTCACTGAAATATTTGAGGCATCGTGGGCAGAATCAGTATTAGTGTGATCGACGAATGAATTATCCAGTAAATGAACTGCTTTTTCTACATCTGTTCCTTCACCATCCCGAGTTGCAGAAGACATGGTAATCTGGTAGCCGTCATGCTTATTATTCACGCCGGTATAGTGCTGGGTGAGAATAGTTAAGAATGAACTTGTATTGGCGTTCAAGGCAGAAAGACTAACATTGGTGCTGGAAATACGACCATACAAGAAAGATGTAGAGTGTTCAAGGTCGAGTTTGCTTTCTTCAATTCCAGCCGTATCACCTATATGCGAATTGTTAATTGGCAATGAAATTAAACCGCGACTAGAGAGGGCGGAGGTTTTAATTCGACCGTCTTCGTCTATGACAGCGTTAATTCTCGTGACAAAATCCGCCATATTGCCTTGGATAGAAACGCCCAATGCTTTCTCTATGGCAAAAACCGCAGCACGTATCTCGTTGATAGTATCTGCACTTACCTCGGTGACGTTATTATCAACACGACCAATTTCAAGATCGGTGTCTAGGGAGTTAGGATATAAGCTCATTTAGTGTCCTGCTAATATAGATAAAATATAATATCCGTGCTTACCGAAAACTGCTTAAACATTTTGTAGTAAGGAGAGCCGGCAGATAAACCGACCGCAAAGTTAAGTTGTTTGTCGCGTATTTTTGGAGAATATGCTAGGCCAAGTCTGTGTTCTATTTTCTTGGCATCTGTAAAATCAAATGACACATATGTATTAACGCCAAAACCAGAAAGCTCAAAAAACTGTATGCCTGTTCCCAAATTGACAGTTCCATTGTCTGGTATTACGTTCAGACTTCCGACAATAATAGGACGCAGGATAAATAAATCACGCCAAGTTTTGCTTTCTATTGGGGCAGGTTCGTTGGAGTATTCAAACTTTGCATCTATGATTTCTGCTTTCCCGTCTTTTATTTCTTTGTACTGATCGCCGTCTTTGTAAATCTCTCGCAGCACTATTCTTTTGGTTTTTAGACTACCGTTCTGTTGTTGATATACTTCCCCGTAGATCTTGAACAACTGGCTACTGGTAAAAGTCTCATTGTCCTGCTTGAAAATATTCGGGTCTTTGAGCGAGAAACGAGACAGATTATCGCTCCAACTATATGAAATTACACAGTTTTCTGATATGCCTTCACATTGGTCTGTGTTGGTTTCTGAGTTTCCGCCTTGAATTTGCTGTTGAAGTTTTGCGATGGTAAGGTCTTTTGCTTTAAGAATAAGATTATGCTTTTTACGAAATGCGTCAAACTCTTTATCTACCTCTTGTTTTTCTTTTTTAAGGCGATCATTTAATTCTTCTTGGGTGAGCAGTTCGGATTTAGAGACACCGAGTTTAGTGTTGGCATTTTGCAATAATCGCTCTGAATCGTCAAGCTGCCCTAATACTTGACGATTGTGAGTTTCTAGGGCTTCGTTTTGACCTGACTGACATGATGCTATCTTAAAGAAAACTGCTATGGATGCTACTAAAAGGATCCAAGGCAAATACTTAACTATTAATGACATGCTTTACTCCTTCCATGTTTTGTTGTTACTTCGCCGATTTGATATATTCTTCTGTTTTGTTGTTTATTGTTCGTTGCCATATAAATTATTCCGTATCTCATTCCATCTCCTTAATTTAATTTAATTTAATTTAATTTATCCCATGATGCTCCATTATAAAAGAACAAACCTCCGCTTTCATTAACGAAAAACTCACCTAAACGGGGGTTGAGTGGTGCTCTGTCGATCGGCATTATTCTCAAGGGTGCACGACGAGGATTATGTCCAGAGCCACACACTGCCACAACTCCGTTACCAGTTCCAGTGGCCATGCCTACGACTCCATGGCCTCCTCCGATACCTGCGTCTCCTGCCGGTGGTGTTTCCTCGCTAGTTCCTACGCCCAATATACCGAAGCCGCCAATACTACGTCCAATAGCGCCGTACCCGTCCCCGGGATTTCCCCCATATGCGTCGACTCCACTACTGCCAGGTCCACCATAAGCTAAAAGTCCGGGAGCTGTAGATATATTAGAATGTGGCGCGTAGGTCATCAAAGCTCCGCCTCCGCCAAAAGTGATAATTCCTGGCGCCCCTAATGCTCCACCCACACTTTTTAAGCCAGCGGAATAGCCGTCCCCGAAAGTCTCAACACCAATAGCATTATTAGCACCTTTGCCCATCGCAATAATGCCGCTTCCGTTGTAATCAGAGCCAGTTGCGAAAAGTCCTGCGTTTGAGCCGTGGAGAAATGCAATAGCATATAATACTACACCAGTAACTTGGGTGGTCCAATGAACGCCATCAGGAGAGGTTGCTACTTCAGTACCTGTGACAATCCATAAATCCTTTCCGTTATAAACAACATCCGTTGCTATACCCCCGAAAATATCTGCTTGGTTAGTCCAATGAACGCCATCAGGGGAGGTTGCTATTTTGCCATTGCCTCCTACCGCAACCCACAAATCTTTTCCGTTATGAGCGACAGCACGAACGACATCACCGCCCAAGATAGCTGTTTGGCTGGTCCAAGTCATGCCATCGGGAGAAGTTGCTATTGAACCATTAGATCCCGCGACAATCCATAAATCTTTTCCATTATGAGCGACTACCTGGATATTGTCTGCCCCCAAAACGGCCGATTGGTTGGTCCAAGTTATGCCGTCAGGAGAAGTTGCTATTGTGCCACCCGCTGCGCCAGCAACCCATAAATCTTTTTTATTATGAGCAATTGACAAAACATGGCCCAAAGCAGTTGTTTGATCAATCCAAGTTATACCATCAACAGAAGCAGCCACTACATTGGTATCTGCGGCCATAATCCACAAATCTTTTCCATTATGAGCGACTGCATTAATATCATTTCCTCCTAAAATATATATTTGATCAGCCCAGTGTATGCCATCAGAAGAAATTGCTACTTTGCCACCATTTCCTCCCGCAACCCACAGGTCTTTTCCATTATAAGCAAGTGCATAGGCAGTAGTTCCTCCCAAAATAGCTGAATGACTTTCCCACACAGATCCATCTTTTGAGGTCATAATTGTTCCATTAGCACCCACCACAACCGCAAATTGTCCTTTTCCGTATGATTCAACACCAGCAGTCCCACCTAATCCGCCCTTTGCTAAAACACCGCCACCCAAACCGGAACCATAGAACTCTCCACCAGTAGCATGACCACCGGCCCCTAAACCAACAACGCCGCTTCCTCCGGTTAAACCACTCACTCCCCTTACACCAACTGCATATCCGTCTCCGCCGAAACCTTCTACTCCCCGTCCTTCATTGCCTTGTCCTATTCCAATAACACCACTTCCGTTAGATTCTGCGCCAGTTGCGAAAAGTCCTGCGTTTGAGCCGTGGAGAAATGCAATAGCGTATAAATGACTAGCAGTTCCACTTGTTTGAGTAGTCCAGTGTACGCCATCGGGAGAAGTTGCTATTTTGCCGTCGTCTCCTGCTGCCGCCCATAAATCTTTTCCGTTATAATCGACAGCATAAACGACACTCCCTCCTAAAATATCTGCTTGGTTTGTCCAAGTTATACCATCAGCGGAGGTTGATATATTGCCAGCAACTCCCACTGCAACCCATAGGTCTTTTCCATTATGAGCAATACCCCGAGCAGAAGCCCCACCCAAAGCAACTGTTTGGTCGGTCCAAGTTGTGCCATTGGGAGAAACTGCTGTCTTGCCAGTGTCCCCTATCACAACCCACAAATCTTTTCCGTTATAAGCAACTGCACGCGCATTACTTCCACTCAAAATATCTGTTTGATCTGTCCAGTGTACGCCATCAGGAGAAGTTGCTATTTTGCCAGCGTTTCCTGCCGCAACCCACAAATCTTTTCCGTTATGAGCAACTGCGCGTGCACTACTTCCACTCAAAATATCTGTTTGA